CGGCCGATCCTGGAACTGATCGAGCGCAGCGTGACCAAGCACCTGATCGGTGAGCGCGGCGTCTTCTTCGAGTTCAACGTGGACAGCCTGCTGCGCGGCGACCTGAAGGCGCGATACGAGGCTTATGCCCTTGGCCGTCAGTGGGGCTGGCTGTCGGTGAATGACATTCTGGCGATCGAGCGCCGCAACCCGATCGGGCGCGGCGGCGACCGCTACATCGAACCGCTGAATATGGTCCCGGTTGGCACCGGCGCGGCAGAGCGGCAGCGCGACACGCAGGAGTCGATCCAGCGGTCACTTGCCTTTCTGCGCGAGACAACCGCCCAGAACGGTGGGCGCCCCAGATTGGAGCTTGTAAAAGATGCCGCATGATATTTCCCGGGTCCTGGCCGCCGTTTCCGGCAGCACATGGGCCATCGAAGAGGCAAAGGCGCTGGAAATTGCGCAGTTTCTGGCCCTGCGCGCCGAAGGTGCGGGCGGCTGGGACGGCGAGGACCGCCCGGCCTGTTACGCGGGCGACCCGGTGCAGGGGCGCGACGGGGCGGTGCATGTGCTGCAGTTGCATGGCACCATCGTGCCGCGCGGCGGCATGATGGCGCGCATGTCCGGCGCGGCCTCTCTGGAGGGATTCCGCGCGGCCTTTGAGCCTGCGGCGGCGGATACCACGGCGCAGGCCATCGTGCTGAACGTGGACAGCCCCGGCGGCATCGTCGACATGGTGGCCGAAACGGCGGATATGGTTTACGCCGCGCGCCGTCCGGGCCGCCCGATCGTGGCGGTGTCGAACACGCTGATGGCCTCTGCCGCATATTGGATCGCAAGCGCCGCCGATGAGATCGTCGTCTCTCCATCCGGGCGGGTGGGATCGATCGGGGTGCTGGGCCAGCATGACGACAGGTCTGAGATGCTGCGCAAGGCGGGCGTGACCCGCACCGTGCTGTCCGAGGGCGCGCGCAAGGCCGAGGGTGTCTTTGGCCCGCTGGACGGGGCCGCGCTGAAACACCGGCAGGCGCAGGCGCGCTATGCCTATGACATGTTTGTCAGCGCCGTGGCGCGGCACCGGGGTGTCGATGCCTCGGTGGTGCGCGCCGATCCGGAGGCCGAAGGCGTCGAGGCGCATTTCGGCGGCGGGCGGGTCTATCCGGCCAAGGTGGCGGTGCGGCAGGGGCTGGCCGACCGGGTCGCCACATTCGACGACACGCTGGCGCGGCTGGTGGCCGCGCGGCGTCCGCGCCGGGCCGGGGTGGCCCGGGCGCGACTGGCCCTGCTGGGCTGAATTCACGGGCAGCTGACCAAGGTGTCCCCACCTGCCGCGCGCCGGGCGCGGCAGGTGTTCCTTTCTTTCGTCCCGGCGCAAAGGAGATAGGGCCCATGAATTTGGCTCAGCTGAAAAAGCGCCTCGCCGATCTGAAGGCGGAGGGGCAGAAGATCGTCGAGACCGCAGAGGCGGCGGATGGCGAATTCACCGCGCAGCAGGAAGAGCAGTTCGCCGCGATCGAGGATCAGATCGGCGAGGTGACCGCAGATATCGCCAAGGCGGAAAAGCTGGAAGAGCGCCGCCGCAAGATGCAGGGGCTGGCCGCGGGCCGCACCGCACCACCGGCGGGCAGCAATGCCGTGCACGGCCCTGATCCGGCGCTGACCGGCGGCTTTGCCGACATCGGTGAGTTTGCCGCCTCGGTGCGCGGCGCGGTACTGGCCAACCAGATCGGCGGCACGGTGGATGATCGCCTGGGCGCGCTGTCGAATTCGCACGAAGGCGGCGGCAGCAACGGTGAGGGCTATTCCCTGCCGCCGCAGTTCCGCGATGATGTCTGGGCGCTGGTCAACGAATTCGATGAATTTGGCCCGCTGATCGACGAAGAGCCGACCATGAAGCGCGAAGTCAAGCTAATGGCCGATGAGACCACGCCCTGGGGCACGGCGGGCATCAAGGCCTATTGGCGTGCCGAGGGCAACCAGATGACCGCGTCGGAGCTGTCCGAAGAGGGCCGCAACGTGCCGCTGCACGAGCTGTATGTCCTGGCGCTGGCCAGCGAGGAACTTCTGGAGGATGCGCCGCGCATGGCGAACCGTATCACCCGCAAGGCGGCAGAGGCCATCGCGTGGAAAAAGAACAAGGCCGTGGTCGAGGGGACCGGCGCCGGTCAACCTCTGGGCTGGTTCACCTCTGGCGCGCTGGTCACCGTGGCCAAGGAAAGCGGGCAGAGCGCGGATACCATCAGCGCCACCAACGTGATCAAGATGTTCTCGCGCCTGAAAACCGCGCCGGGCGACCGGCCGTTCTGGATGGTCAACCAAGACACCCTGCCGCAGTTGATGACCATGACCGTGGGGGATCAGCCGATCTGGATGCCGCCCAACGGGCTGTCGGATGCGCCGGGCGGGTTCCTGCTGGGCCGTCCGATCCGGTTCAGTGAATATGCCAAGACGCTGGGTGACAAGGGCGATGTGCAACTGATCTCGCCGAAAGGGTATTACGCCGCTCGGCGCGCGACCGGGCCCAAGTTTGCGTCGTCGATTCACTTGTATTTCGATTACAACACGCAGGCGTTCCGCTGGGTGTTCCGCTACGGCGGGCAGCCGCATCTGTCGGCGCCGGTGTCGCCCGCCAACGGATCGGCGACCAAGTCGCATTTTGTCACCCTGGCCGAACGCGCCTGATCCTGACCGGCGCGCAACGGGCGCGCCGGCCCCTTCCCCCTTCCCAGAGAGGACAGAGAGATGAAAACCCTTCCCCCTTCGGATCGCGTCGCGGTGGTCGGCGTGATCGACCCGGACGCCAATGGCGCCGCCACTTACACCACCGACTGGATTTCCATGTCGGATTTTCAGTCGCTGATGGGCGTGGTCATGGCCGGCACGCTGGGCGCATCGGCCACACTTGACGCCAAGTTCGAACAGGCCAGCGACAGCTCCGGCACTGGTGCCAAAGACGTCACCAGCGCGGCGATCACCCAACTGACGCAGGCGGGCACCGACAGCGACAAGCAGGCGGTTATCAACCTGAACGCCGAGGATCTGGATTTGGCCAATGAGTTCACCCATGCGCGCCTTTCCATGACCGTGGGCACCGCGACGAGTGATTGCTCGGCCATCGTTCTGGGGCTGGATGCGCGCTATGCGCCCGCCTCGGACAATGACGCATCGACCGTCGATGAGATTGTCACCCTCTGACCCTGACCGGGGTCTGAACGGCGCGGCCCGGGTGGGCCGTGCCGGTTGAGATGCAAAGGAGACCAGAGCATGGCGGCGGAAAGCAAGGTCAAGATCCGATTCCTGACCAGTTACGAGGTGCAGGATGAAAAGGCCGGAACGCCTGAGGCCACGGTCTACAAGGCGGGCGCAACCCTGTCGATGGTTCCTGCGTCGGCAGATCATTTCGTGCGCAAGGGCGTGGCGGAATATGTCGCCAAGGCGGCGGGCTGACACGGGATGAGCCTGTCCACCCTCACGCCGCCCGCGGCGCTGCTGGATGCCACAGACATAGTGTTGCGGCAGGCGCTGCGGCTGTTCCCGGATGAAACCGATCAGGACGATCTGATCGACGAATTGTGCCTGTCGGCGGTGGCTGTGGCCGAAGGCTTTACCAAGCGGCGTTTCCTGACCCAGACTGTCCGCCTGACGCGGGACGGGTTCGGCTGTGGCGCGTTGCGCCTGCCGGTGGACCCGGTCCAGAGTGTCGACCAGGTGGTCTATGTGGACGGCACCGGATCGGACACCGTTCTGTCCAGCGCCCGATATCGGCTGATCACCTCTCGCGTGCCGGTCGAATTGCACCCGGCCTATGGCGAGAGTTGGCCCACCCCGCGCCCGGACCGCGACGCGGTCACGGTTGACCTGGTGGTGGGATTTGGCGCGGCCTCTGACGTGCCGCGCGACATTGTGCAGGCGGTGCGCCTGTTGGTTCAGTGCTGGTATGACGACCGCCGCGCGCAGGGCAGTTTGCCGCCCCCGGCAGATGCGTTGCTGAAACCCTGGCGGCTGTGGCTGTGAGCCGGGTCAACATTGGCGAACAGACCGAGGACCTGGTGTTCGAAGCCGAAGGCAACGCGGCGGATGGTTATGGCGGGTTCAGCATCGCCTGGCTGGCGCATCACCGCTGCTACGCCCGCATGACCTACCATCGCGGTGGCGAGGCGGTCGATGCGGCGCGCCTGCAGGGGCGCAGCATCTACAAGGTGCGCATCCGGTCCTGCGCGGCTGCGCGGGCCATCACCACCGCGTTCCGGATGCGCGATGTGCGCCGGGGCACGATCTACAACATCCGCGAAGTCGACGCGATCAGCGATCGCGCCTGGATCTACATCATCGCCGAATCCGGCGTGGCAACATGAGGACCTGACCCATGACCCTGACCGCAAGCCTTCTTGTCCAGCTGGAGGCGACCCAGCGTGGCGCCAGCGACTACGGCACCGACAAGTTCACGCCGCAGATCAAGGCGCTGATGGCCCTGACCGACGGCACCTCCGCCAACCAGGCGGATC